AAAAAATCTATACAAGAGCATTGATATTGATGGCTTGCCTGATTTGACTCGCGCAATGGCTATGAATGATGCACTAATCACAATGCTGATTGAAGAATGGTCTTTGACCTCACCAGTTCCTGCAATCAAAGCAGACAGCATTGATGAATTAGAAATTGCTGATTATGACGCATTAGTGGAACACACAAAAGAAGCACAAAAGGCTTTGTTCCCTAACCTGGCAGAATACGCCTGAAAACGAAGGCAGACCCAAAAGCGCCTTCAGAGAACTCAAACGCTTAAAATGGTTGTTGCAGGGTGGCGAGCGTCATGAAGCGTTTACCTATCCTGATGAGCAATGGACCTACTATGCTTTTGCTGACAAGTTTGGTTGGACACCCGACCAGGTAGATAACTCGCCTGCATCAACGGCAGATTGGTTGTTATCAATAACAGCTCCTGACAGAAGAAGTGAAGGCAGAGAGGTTAGAAAAAGAGTTATGAGCGCACGCATAACAATTACTAATCTCTCTGATGTCCTTGCTGGATTTCAAGCCACTGAAGATAAGATTGAATTGGCGGTGCAATACGCCATTTCTATGACAGGTTTGGCGGTGGAGCGACAAGCAAAAGCAAATGCTTCAGGCCGCCTGACCTAATGTGCAAAACAGGTAATCATTGCGCAGAAGTATTACAACATCATCTGTACAACAAGGTTTTACTGGCATGTACGCAGTTGAAGTTAGTGCAACAATGGTTTACGCGCGTGCTGTTGAACTTGGACACCCAAGATGGAAACCAGGCGTAAAATATCCGTACTTAGGACCTGCGGCGAGCAACTTGCAAATCCAATGGAACTTTGGCAAGAGTATTTACTACCAATTTGGCTTCTAGGTTGAGGGGATAACATGGCTGATATTCCTCCAATTCTGGTACAAATACAGGCCGATGTAGCGCAATTAAAATCAGGACTGGCACAGGCTGAGAGCATCTCTAAAAAAGTCTTGATGGCAATGTAGAAAAACCAACAGCGTCTTTGATGGCTTTGGTGCAAAAACCTAAAGGCCTTGCCGCAACCATCGGTGTTACTTTTGCCGCTACTCAGGTCGTATCTTTCTTTAAGCAATCTGTAGCCGCCGCAGTAGAAGCAGAGCAGGCGCAGACTCGTTTAGCGCGAAATCCTTTAACTTACGAGGTGGCGCAACTAAGGCACAGATAACCACGCACTTAATGAACAAGCAGAGCATTATCAAAAGTAGGTGTTGCGTCTAAAGAGAACATCACTGTTACGCAATCACAATTAGCAACATTTGATTTGCAAGGTAAGACAATTCAAAAACTTACTCCTGCAATCCTGGATTATGTGACCGCAGAAAAAGGCGCTACTGCATCATCTGACGATTACAAGCAAATGACCAACGGTCTTGCTCAGGCGCTGAATGGCAACTTTGGCGCTCTTCCTGTGTGGGCTTTGTACTTGATGAGGATACAAAGAAAAAGATTGCTAACGGTTCTGAATCAGAACGCGCACGCGGCAATCACTGAGGTTCTAAACAGCACTTACAAAGATTTTAATAAGACTCTTGCCGATACTCCTGAAGGTCGTAGTGATTAAACTCAAGCCAAGAGTTTGGGGATTTACAACAGGAAATAGGCGCGGCTTTATTGCCCACATTTTTGAGGTTCACTGATTTCTTACGCAATACCGTATTTCCAATGTTGGAAAAAATGATTAAATTTGTTAAAGACAACATTACGGAAATTAAAGTATTTGCCGCTGTAATTTGGCAGGTGCTATTGCCTGGGGTGTTTACACAGCCGCAGTAAAGCGCTGAGATTGCTCAAAAGTTATTAAACCTTGCACAAAAAGGCAAACCCAATCGGGATTATTATTACCGCAGTCGCTTTATTAACTGCAGGTATGGTCAAACTATTTAAGAGCAATGAAACCTTCCGCAATGCTGTTATCGCAATGGCTAAAGCCGCCCTAACTGCCTTTGCAAGCATTATTCCAATGGTGGCTAAGGTATTTGAAGCCATCATGAAAATTATTACAGGGCCTTTGCGTTTGTTCTTAACGGGCCTTTCTAAATTACCGGGTGTTGGTAAGTTAGCCAAAGGTGGCTTAGATTTAATTAACAAAGGCTTAGACGGCATTTCTGATTTTGGTGATAAAGCCGCTAAAAAAGCAAAAGAATTAACTGCAGACCTTGACAAACTAGCAAAGCAAGGCAAGAAGGCCGCAGAAGAAACTGAAAAAGGCTGGCAAAAAGGCTAAAGATGTTTGGGCGGTGCTAAAGACCCCAAGGGCGAAGTATCAAAAGAAGAAACCAAACGCCTTGAAAAAATTACTGCATTGCGTAAAAAAGAGGCTGATGTATTAGACGCATGGCGCGAGGCGCAAGCGGATGCAGAAAAAGATGCGGCAGACGCGGCATTAGCGCGTGACGAAAAAATTGCAGACGCTAAAGAAAGATTTGCAGAGCGTAAGGCTGAAATTGAGGAACGCTACCGCGAACAAATTGCAGACGCTGAAGAACGCTTTGCAGAAACAAAAGCCGAGGCAGAAAAGCGCCAAAGAGATGCAGATGAAGCGGCGCGTAAAAAACACGCACAAGCCATTTTGGATATTAACGCCGCTTTTAATCGCAAAGAGATTGAACTAAAAACGCTATACAACGATAAGGTTAAAAACCTAGAAATGGCGGCTGAGGCTAAGCGTCAAGAGATTGCAAAGCAAGGCGCAGAAAAACTTGCTGACATTATTGGAAAAGAGCCGCGAGCGCCTACGCAGTGCATGGCAAAAAGGTACCGAATTTAGCCTTGAGCGATTTATTTGACACCGCTAAGGGCAAAGGCCTTGACATTGTTGCCACATTAAGGGCGCAACTAAGCAAAACAAAAGATTTTCAAGCGCAATTAGGTGCATTAGCAGGCAGGGCTATTCTCTAAACCTTTATTGAGCAAATTGCCGCGGCTGGCCCTGGAGGCTGGCATGGAAATGCTCAAACAAATACAAGAGTTAGCACCTGAGCAACAAAAAGAATTACAAACCATGTACATGGCGCTGGAGGACATAACCAATAGCGGCATGAATAAAATTGCTGAATCACTTTCAACTAGCACAAGTTTTGCAACCGCAGAATTAACGGAAATGTATTACAACGCTCAAACCGAAATTGCTTCGGCTTTGGCCGCGGTGAATAGCGACTTGACTATCAATTTGGCAAATGCGCAGAGCTGATTACGAGGCCGCTATTGCCGAAGCACAAGGGCGCGCAGTGAACAATTAGAAGATGCAGATAAAGCGCTTAAAGATGCGCTGGCTGAATCAAAGAAAGATTTGGATGAGGCAATAGCCGAGGCAGAAAAAGCGCTTGATAAGGCTAGGGTTGGAAGCCAAAAAACAAATGGATAAGGCGTTAGAGGAAGCGCAAAAAACTCTAAATAAAGCCATTGAAGATGCAATGAAGGCTTTTGAAAAAGCCATTGACGACATAAATGCACGCATGGCAAAGAAACTTGCTGACCTACAAAAGAAAATTGCTGAAATTGCCGCGGCACTTGCTCAACTTGGTGCAATGTCAGCAGGCGGCGGTTTGCCGCAAAGTTACAGCGTGCCAAAGGGTGCGCCCGTACAAGTTGTTTCACCCTCTGTTTATGGTGGCGGTGTAACAGTTACAACCAGTAAAGATATTGGAAAAACTGCCGCTGATTACGGCAAAACAGAAGAAGAAATTATTAACGCCGCGGCTAAGGCGGCTGTACAGGCTGTTGGTGGCGTGGGTAATGTAACTATTAACGGTGTTAATTTGACTGACCCGGAAGGCACTGCACAGGCACTTGTATCTGTTGTTAAATATGGTCAGACGGTAGAGTGGCTACTACAACAAAGCTTCAGGTGTACAGATGACTGGCATAAATGCGGCTCGTGCAGGAATTGCGATGGTGGCTGAACAACGCCCGGTGCACCAATTCGGCTACTCGTTTTCATTTAATGGTCAAGTATTTGGTGGTACGGGTTCGCCTTATCAAATTTTTCTGGTAGATGGCTTAGAAGGTTTGCCGACTGGTATTCGCAATCAAGATGACAACCGCGGTTATGCAGATGGCATGTTTACAGGTCGTGATCTTTTAGGCAGGTCGCTACACACTATGAGCCTAAACATTACAGGCACATCAACAGCGAGCGCGCAGGCTAATTTCAATATCTTACAACGCGCCCTATTGCCACAAACCAGCGGCACAAGCCCGCTTTATTTCATGCTGGCACAAGGCGAAATGGAGCAGGTAATTAACGCCCGTGTGCGTGCATTGCGCTCTAACAGTAAACCCTAATTACACTTATGGTTTGATTATTGCGCAGGTGGACTTTTTCTGCCCTGACCCTCGCTATTACGACAGCAATGTACAGACCGCAACATTGCTTTACTCAGTGCCTTCAGGCCGCATTTACAACCGCACCTACAACCTTGTATATGGTGGCGGTTCAGGTACTTTGACTACAACCATTACTAACAGTGGCTGGACAGATACATACCCAACAATCACTATAAACGGGCCAATAACTAACCCGGAAGTCGGTAATGCCAACACAGAGCGCGCAACTTTATTTAATGTGACCTTAAGCAGTAGCGATGTATTTGTAATTGACCTTTGCAACAAACTCATTACACTTAACGGTCAGCCCGCCCGTAATACTTTAATTTCAGGCGGGTCGGAATGGTTCTCAGCCACAACCAGGCAATAACTCCTTCTACTTCACAGGCGTTGGAACTCTCGCAGGAACAACCCAGGCTGTCGTAGAATGGCAGTCTGCATATATTTAGGAGCATAAATGGCACTACGCACCACCGCCCCTCATGGTTACAGAACGGCTCGCACCCTGCCGAAAATGACCGCCTCACAATGCAGGCTATTTTTGCTACCACTGGCATCATCGGTTCTTCATCTTTATCAGTAGGGCCTAACTCTCCTGCGGGTATGTCTGTTGTTGTTGCTCCTGGTTGGGCGGCGATTATCGGAACAACACAAGCAAACATGGGTGCTTATACTGTTTACAACGATGCAAATACAGTTTTAACAGTTACAACTGCAGACCCAACAAATCCGCGCATTGACCGCGTTGTATGCAACAGTTCAAGACGCTTATTATTCAGGCGCATTTAACGATGTTATTTTCCAAGTAATCGCAGGAACTCCTGCAGGTTCACCAGTTGCACCCGCTACTCCCGCTAACTCAATCTCACTTGCCACTATTGCAGTAGGCGCGGCTGTAACACAAATTAACTTAGGCGATATTACTGATACTAGAGTAGAAACAACAACTAATCTTCCTACTGGCGACATTACGGGCGTAACAGCGGGAACAGGACTTACGGGTGGCGGTTCTTCAGGCTCTGTAACATTAAGTCTTGATAAAACAGAAGTTGCAAAAGTTACAATTAACGCACAAACAAGCACTTCTTATACTTTGGTCGCTTCTGACGCGGCTAGTAAATTGATTACTCTAAATAATGCTTCACCTATTTCTTTACAATTCCTTTGAATTCTTCTGTAAATTTTGCGGCGGGAACAACAATGACTTTGGCTCAGTTGGGTGCTGGACAAGTAACGGTAGCGGGAACTTCAGGCGTAACAGTAAATGGCACTCCTGGCTTGAAATTGAGAACACAGTATCTCAAGCGCTACTTTAGTGCAATTAACAACCGATAACTGGCTCCTTGTAGGAGATTTAAGCGCATGAGTAGATTGGCTTTAACACCTACAAATGTACCTGCAAGCGCTACGGATATTAACACGCCAACATTACGACAGGCGATTTGTACTACAACACTAATGATGGTTTGAAAGTTATGACGGTAGCCAATGGGTTACCGTAAGTCCTGCGGTGACCAACATTGATGGTGGCGTGTTTGATAGCATTGCACCGTACAATGGTGGCGACCCAACTACCACAGCAACACAGTCATTTGACGGAGGAACTCCATGAGCGTAGTTACGCAAATCCAACTTAGGCGAGGAACTGCCGCGCAATGGACTTCTGCCAATCCAACTCTTGCGGCAGGAGAATTTGGTTTTGAAACTGACACGGGTAAAGCAAAAATTGGTAATGGTGTTACTGCTTGGAATTCTCTTGCTTACATCTATTACTGGCGAAGTCGGTGATATTACTGGTGTTACTGCTGGAACTGGTCTTAGTGGTGGTGGAACATCAGGAAGTGTAACTTTATCTATTGATAGCACTGTAGCAACACTAACAGGCACTCAAACTTTAACTAACAAAACATTTACTGCACCTGTTACAACATTGGCAACAAACGCGCAAACTGCTTCTTATTCTCTAGTGTTATCAGATGCTAAGCAAAATTGTTGAAATGAATGTTGCAAGCGGAAACAATTTAACAGTTCCTCTTGATAGTTCACAAGCATTTCCTGTAGGAACAACAATTACTGTGTTGCAAACTGGCACAGAGTCAAACCACTATTGTTGCAACAGGCGGCGTGACAGTAAATGGAACGCCTGGTTTAAAATTACGCGCTCAATGGTCATCTGCAACGCTAATCAAGCGTGCAACCGATACTTGGGTAGCGATTGGAGATTTGAGCGCATGAGCCTAATAATCGGTGCAGGTCAAGGAGGTATGCAACCTTCTACACCTATTATTGGTACTGCAACAGGCGGTGATAGTTCCGCCTCTGTTGCCTTTACGCCATCTACATATATAGGTAAAAGCAGTATTGTCTATCGTGCTATCTCAAATCCTGGTGGATTTAGTGCAACAAATACAACAACACCTATTACCGTAACTGGTTTAAGTAATGGAACTGCCTATACTTTTACAGTACGAGGCGAAACTCCTTATGGTGTTAATTCGCTATCAAGTGCGGCAAGCAATTCTGTTACACCTGCACCTTTTGAGTAGTTTCTTTAGCATTACTTCTGTTAATTTTACAAATACTACAACATTTCTTTTATCGGGAATTCCGCAAACTTATGATATTTTACAAATTAGAATTAGAAGCCGAAGAACGGTCGCCAATTTTGCTAACTTGAATCTCTCTTTGAATAATTCAGGTATAGGCGACCACATGAGAAATTATTGGCTTTCTACATCTGGACAAACAAGCGTTACAAATTCAACGCAAACTAATGCCAATACTTTTGCTTTGGCTTCACAAGCCGCAGGTTTTGGATTAGATATTTTTGGCAGAACAATTATAGAAATACCAAATTACACAACCACAAGTCAAAATAAAACAGTAATGATACAAAGTGGTTTAGTACAAAATACTTCAACAGGTGATAACAAAGTATTATTAGGTATTGGTTTATATACATCAAGTTCCGCAATAACAAGCATTATGTTCAGCCTAGGCGACAGTAATAATTTTAGTACCGATAGTCGTGTTGATGTTTATGGAATAAAGGGAAGTTAATATGCCAAATCCTACTTATGACTTAATTCAAAGCATTACACAGACAACAGGTGTCATAACAATCAGTTTTACAGGAATCCCTGCTACATATACAGATATTCGCATTATGGCTGTTACTGATGATTTAGACCCTAGTGCTTATGGCGATACGCGTATTAGATTTAATGGTGATACTGGAAACAATTATGGTTTTGTAGCGCCTTATGCTTATGGTGGTACAACTTATCCACACGCATCTCGTTATTTTTATGGACAACCTTGGACATGGATTACTCAAAATTTAATGGAGCGAGGCACTACGATTGTAGGCGATATTTTTGATTATTCCGATACAAGCATATATAAACAAATGAATTGGTTTGCTGGTGAATACCAAGCAAATAGCACAACTGGACAATTTGGCATGTGGGGTACTGCTGTTTGGAATGGATATGCTGCAATCACTTCTATAGATTTTATTACAGCATCAGGCTCGCCGCGCTTAAAAGGCGTATATTCTTTATACGGTATTAAGAAAGAGGCGTAAATGTTACTCATTTCTAAAACTACTCTTACTTCTAGTTCAACAACAGTCACTATTAGTAGTATCCCGCAAACTTTCAGACATCTCACATTAAAAATGTTCGCAAGAACAAATAGCCCTGGGTTTGGTGCTTTGCGTTATAGCGGTTTATATGTGTCGCCGCCTGCTTTGACAACACAACAGCAAGCAATGGCCTCAATAGAAGGTAATTTTCAAACGATTTCCGCTAATGATTCTATTTATGCTTCATTTCAGGTAATACCTGATGTTGGACAAACTGGCACAAATGCTAGTACTTTTGCCGCCGCTGAAGTAAATTACATAAATTACAAAGGTGGTTCTTACGCGGCAGGCTCTAACATGATAGGTGGATTTATTACAACAGCGGCATTGCCTAATTTTGGACTAGCATTTGCGGGTAATTCAAGCACTGCCGCAGTCACAAGTATTGTGATTGCAAACAGATATAGCGGTGAGAATATCGCCGCTGGCACGACTTTTTGGTTATACGGGATAGCATAGGAGAAAAAATGACAGAGTACATAAAAACTATTGTAGATTGCTCAACAGGGGAGCAACAAACTGTTCCAATGACCGAAGAAGAAATTGCTTCATTACTAGAAGCACAAGAGCGCGATAGATTGATGGCTGAAGCAGAAGAAGCCGCAATACAAGAAGCGCAAGCATTGCAGCGCTTCTGCTAGAGAAAAATTGTTAGCGCTAGGTTTAAGCGAACAAGAAACACAAGCACTAATTCCATAACAAACAAAGGAAGGCAAAATGGTTAAAGAAGGCGAATCATTAGCAGTCGGTTGGTGCGATAATGGCTCAACTGATAGTTTGTTTACAAGTTCTTTTGGTTCTTTTTTGTTAGCATCAGGCTCATTAGGAATCAAAGAAATTGCTTTTTCTCAAACTATTGGCAATCAAATTGCAAGACAAAGAGGCGATGCAATAAAAGAATTTGAGAGAACTAATTTTGATTGGCTTCTTTGGGTAGATAGTGACATTGTTATAGATTTTGAATCTTTCAAATTGCTATGGCAAAACAGAGATGCAGAAAAAGCGCCACTGATTAGCGGTGTTTATTTTGTATCTATGGAACCAAATACACCCTTGATGTTGCCAGTGCCTTGTATTTTTACAGATGATGGTGTGAAAAATACACCTATCCACCCGCTACCCTATAATCAACTAATTGATATAGATGTAGCAGGTTTAGGTTTTTGTTTAATGCACAAATCTGTTGCTAAAAAATTACGCGATGCCTATGGTAATACGACTTTTGACATTACTATTGATGATGTACACAAATCGGAAGATATTAGTTTTTTCCGCAAATGCAAGGCCTTAAATATCCCTATAAAAGCCCACACGGGAGCCTTGGTGCAACATATTAAACGCTTTGTGGTTGATATAAATTACTATAACCATTGGTGGAATACTGTTGCGCCCATAAGGAAGCGGCAGAACGCGCTAAACTAGAGGCCATAGAGCAGATGAAGGCGGAAAGTATCAATAAGAATGACAACAACTTATAGATATTTATTTGCCGACCTCTTAACAAATTCTATTCTCGCTGAGTTGCCTTTAACGGGCGTATCTTTTACTCAGCAACTAAATCAACCAGGAACACTTAATGGGCATGTTCTTCTATCAGCCCTGCAATCAGCACAATTCAATGTAAACGCGGCCACCATACCTGGCCGCTCTGCTATTTATGTGGACCGCAACGGTGATTTGATTTGGGGCGGTGTAATTTGGAACCGTACTTACAACAGCGCAGAACAAATTTTAAACATTACAGCCCGTGAGTTTGAATCTTATTTTGAGCGCCGCCGCGTATCTACAACCCGTGATTTTGTAAATACTGACCAATTAGCAGTTGCCCGCACCCTAATTGATGACGCGCAATTAGTTCCTAATGGTGACATCGGCGTGATTGTCGGAACCGAAACATCAGGCGTATTGATTGACCGTGTTTATTATGATTATGAATTAAAAAATGTTTACCAGGCTGTTCAAGACCTATCACGGCAAGAAGATGGATTTGATTTTAACATCAATGTTTCTTACGACCTGATAACAGAAGAACCAATCAAAACATTAGTACTTGCTTATCCGCGTTCAGGTGTAATTTATGACATCAACGACCCAAATGCTTTGGTCTTTATGTTTCCTGCGGGCAACATTGTTGAGTATGAATACCCTGAAGATGCCTCAATAGCGGCTAACACTATCTTTGCATTAGGCGCAGGCTCTAACGAGGGTAAGTTAATCTCAATCGCTGAGGACACGACCAAACTTGTAGATGGCTGGCCAGTGCTTGAAGATGTGGCTAACTATTCCGATGTCACTGATTCAACGGTTCTTGATGAATTATCTCTAGGCCAGGTGCTTGCAGTTTCCTATCCACCGACCACGGTAAAGATTGTTGTGCCTGCCTACATTCCGCCTACGCTAAATGATTACAACATTGGCGATGATGCGCGCTTGATTATTACTGATGAAAGATTCCTGGCACTCTTGATGCTATTTACAGAATCGTTGCGCTGAATGTGCAACCTGGTGAAGATGGGCCTGAGCGCGTTACGATTACTCTGACAGCGAGCGAATAGAGGCATCATGGCTTACATCAATCAACCTTTTGACCTTCACAGGTTTTTCAAAGATATTGACCAACGCTTGCAAAAATTAGAATCGGCTGTGCGATTTACCGCACCCGCTGTACCAACAGAACCAACATACCCACGCGTTGCAGACATAATTTATGAAACTACAGATGACCAAATGAAGTATTGGAATGGCACAGAATGGGTTGTATTGGCTGATAACAATTTAGGTGTGCCAGTTGTAAATTACACACCTGTTTGGGGTTCTCTAGGAACTGCACCTACATACAGCGCAGGTGCTTTAACAGGGCGTTACATAAGAATAAGTAAATGGTGTTTTTGGAGCGTGTACGCAAACCTGACAAGTGTTACAAATTTTGGAACAGGTCAGTACACATTAACCGTACCGTTTGCGCCTTTACAACATAACGCAATGCGTGATGGTGGATTACATGAAGGCTCAAATCATTACGGAATTATGTTAGATATTGGACCCGCAGGTGGAACAACAGGCAAAATGTATTACCCTGGTTCTAGCGGCAAAGATGAACCGTTTAACAGAAACTCACCCCATGTTCTAACCACATCTGATTTTTGGTATATCTCAGGCGCTTACTTAATCGCATAATTGTTATATCATTTGTGACCATGAGTATTGAACAGTGGATTGGAATTGGGGTGGGAATATCCACCTTAATAGGCGCATTTGCTATGGGAGTACGCCATTTAGTTAAGTATTATTTGGCGGAACTTAAGCCTAATGGTGGCTCAAGTATTAAAGATAAAATCCGCGACATAGATGAGAAGGTGAACAAATTAGAAGCGAGAATAGACGAGATATACCGCCTCTTGGTAGAAAAGAGTTAAGCGAGTTAATTGTTTGGCACGCAAGACAAGAATTGCAGTATGAAGAAGGCACAAACAATGACACCAAATATGGTAAGTGGTATGGCCTCAATCATCAGCCTTGGTGCGCCATGTTTGTTTCATGGATTTATTACAAGGTAGGCGCAAACAAAAAGATTGCCGCTAGTAATTCAAAAGGTTTTGCGTCATGCGATGCAGGCCTGAAATGGTTTACTGCTAAAGATAAATTAGTTCCGATTGGACAAGCAGAACCAGGCGACATAGCATTTTTTCAATTTGATACCGATGCTCAGCCCGACCATGTGGGTATTGTTGTCAAAAATGTTAGAGGTCATTTAATTTGTATTGAAGGCAATACAAGCCCTAACAAGAAAGGCAGTCAAAGCAATGGCGGTGGGGTGTATCGTAAGAAGCGCCCGTACTCAGTTGTAATGGCTGTGGCGCGCCCGTTAAAGGAGAAAGCATGAAAAAGCAAGACTTAGACAAACTGAAATCCTTTGTAAGACATTTTGCAATCACCGCGGTTGCTGTTTACACTGTGAATCCTGACGCTGATGTAAAGGCCTTAATTGCTGGTGTTGTTGCTGGCATCGTAGGTCCTGCAATCCGCGCTGTTGATAAGAATGACCCTGCGTTTGGCAAGGTTGCCGATTGGGTTGAAGTTGAGATTAACAAACTAGCAAAAAGCCTGCAAAGAAAGCGGCTAAGAAGAAAGCATAGATTTCCCGCCTCCATGGGAAAGCACTCCTGAGCATGAGTCTAAACTGCTCCTTTACTCTTTGTGTTAGGATTTGAAACGGAGGTGGGTATGAGTTTAGAAAAAGCATTACAAGAATTAGCCAATAAACAAAAGATGTATAGTGAATTTTGCGCGTATCAAATGATGCTTAATTCAATGCCTGAAAAAGATAGAAAAGCATTAGATGAGGCATGGGCAAAAGGTTACTCAGCAAACATAATTGTGAAGGCTTTGCGGCAAGAAGGATACAAAGCAACAGCCGAATCAATTAGAAGTCATCAAAGAGGTATGTGCAGATGTCCAAAGTAGATGATGTCTTGTCTAATCGTGAAAATGAATATGGCGATGCACTAGAAAACTTTGAAACCATTGGCAAGATTTGGGGCGCTCTCTTAGGCATTGACCCAATCAAGCCATGGGAAGTTGCATTAATGATGGATAGTCTAAAAACGGTGCGTCTTTTCAGAAACCCTACACATGAAGATAGTTGGTTAGATAAACAAGGCTACATCTACCACGGACATGACATAGTGACACGATGAGCCTTGAAGATAGCCTAAAGAATCTGCCTGAAGGTATTGAGTCTGATGATGTCAAAGAGTTGCGCAATGTAATTTTTAGATTGCAAAAACAACTTATTAAGGCCAAAACAAAAACAGAAGATTTAGTAGAAGCCACGCATCAAGCCGCCTACGATGCAATGATTACCATGGGTCCTGTAAAGCCTGTAGCGGAACCAAAGGTGGCAAAAGGTGTCAAAGGCAAACCTGAGGTTGCTCTATGGCACATGACCGATTGGCAGGGCGCAAAGAAAACAACAACATATAACTCAGAAGTAATGCGCAGACGCGTTTTAGAATTTGCAGAAAAGGCTGTGCGAATAACTGAGATACAAAGAGCAGACCACCCTGTAAAAGAGTGCTACATACTTTTTGGCGGAGATATGGTTGAAGGCTTGTTTAATTTCCCCAGTCAAGCATTTGAGATTGATGCTACATTGTTTGAACAGTATGTAAATGTGAGCAGGCTTTGTGTAGATGTTGTGCGTTATGCGCTCGCTCATTACGAAAAAGTTACGGTAGTTCCTGAATGGGGTAATCATGGGCGTATTGGAAGCAAAAGAGATAATGTTCCTCGTTCTGACAACTTTGACCGTATGTGTTATGAATTGGCGCGTCAATTACTTGCAGGAGAAAAACGCCTTACCTGGCAAGAATGTCCTGATGACATTCAGAGGGTACAAATCGGAGAGTATCGCGCACTCGTTATTCATGGTGATGAAGTTGGTCGTAATGGTTTTGCATCTCCATCAACGATTGTCCAACACATCAATAGATGGCGCAGTGGTTCTTACCCATGGGAATTTAGAGATGTCTATATTGGTCATTACCACACCCATGCAGAATGGGCGCTTGCAAATGGATTGGGCAGTGTTTACCAAACTGGTTCTACCGAATCAGACAACCGCTACGCTGGTGTCATGCTCGCCGCGACTGCGACACCAAGTCAAAGATTGCATTTCATTGACCCAATAAAAGGCCGCGTAACTGCAGGCTACAAAGTTTGGCTGGACTAAAAACCTAAATTATCCCAAGCATCTACCTGGTCATCTAATGACGGGTAGTTTTCCTTGGTGCAATCGCCATCATTCTTCATCTTCTAAATCAAAATCCTCTGACCTAATATCCATGCCATTGTTTTTGCAATAGTCCATGGTTGCGATGTAGGTAGTTAGCGCCCGATTGGTTAAATCCTGCATCATGTCAGGATATTGAAAGTCAGCCTCTACCTCAATGATGAGATTGAAAAGGCTGATGTGGACTCTTGCTTGTGCCATGGGAACCTCCTGGACCCCTGATTATTGCACTGGTTATGAATAATTTTTCCGACACACCGAGGTGGGGTATTCCAATCTGTCACCTATTGGGTATATGGTCTGCCTACCCACGGGGCATCTGCCCCCTAAAGAAAGAAGGCATAAATGGCATTTGACCTATCGCACTATGAAACAGTTGCGGAAAGATTACAACGCGCACTGAATGACCACCCTGACCTAAGAATAATTACGGAAATCGTGGACATTGCACGCGACCCAAACACAAACCGACCTTTGCAATATGTTGTGAAGGCATCGTTATATTACGGTGATGTTTTGAAGGCGGTTGATTACGCTGAAGAAATCGTAGGCAGTAGCCACATCAACAAATCTAGCGCCCTTGAAAACGCTCTCTACAAGCGCCGCAGGGCGCGCATTAAGTCTTGCGGGTTATATGGGTACAGACCCAAACAGTAAAAGCCTGTACGCCCTACAAGACAAGATATGGAAAAGGCAGACCGCGTTAAGGAAGTACCTGCCGCGCCCGTTGTAATTCCTGCGAAAGTTACGGAACAACAATACACAGAGGCTGAAACTGCTATTGCTCTTGCTGATACTGCAAACAGTTTGGAGCAACTCAAAACAATCTACAAAGAGTACGCATCACTCAAGGAAATCAAAGTGAATGGCACTACCTTGCTTGATGTAATCAATAGAAAAAGAGAGAGTTTGCGTGAGCGACAAACAAAAGAAATTTGTTCCATCTGCAGGATATATCGTCAGTGTTCATCAGAACGCTTTGGGTATCCGCGCTGTTGCAAAAGAACTTGATGTATTTCCTGAGGCGCTCGCTGAAGCATTGGAGCGCGCAGGATTTCAAATGGCCGCAGACCCTTTTGATTTGTCAGCCGATGCAGGCAAACTAATCAAATTACAAGTCACGGCAAGAAGCCCAAGGATTGCATGTAGTGAAGGAAGATGATGGCGCAGATAGTAACTCCACAACAGATTGAGGCTCGTCTTTATGCGCTGTCTAAAGAGATTGACGCGGCGCATGAAGAACTCAACAAGTGCGAATCTGAGTATCACTTGAAGAAGGCTGAGTATGAAGTGTCAATGGCGCGTAGCCGCATGTCATACGCAAGCAAATCTTCACCCACTGGCAAGAATTACACAATCCAAGAGCGTGATGATTTAGCGCTTTTGGATAATGAAAATCTGCATTTTGATGTGAACATCATTGAGGCGAAAGTGAAAGCGGCGCGCAACAACTCCGCTCGCATCAGGGTGCAGGTGGATTTAACTAGAAGCATGAGCGCCTCAGTTAGAACGAGCATGGACTTATGACAACATTTTTAGCAGTTGTTTTGGCTTATCTAATTGGTTTTCGGTGGGGCAAGCGTGTGGGTATTGCTTACGCAATGAGTCGCATGGAAGGCATCATCAATGAAATGCAACAAATAGAAGCGTTCTTCAAAAGTAAGAAACAACAATGGAATGAGGACAATCTGTGATTGATTTACAAGACATGGTTGTAAAGTCGTTGCGCGGATATGACTCAAGCCGCTCGCGCTCTACACAAGTAGAAGTTGGACCATCTTCATTGGGTGGTTGCTCGCGCCGCGTATGGCACGACCTAAAACAAACACCAAAACTTAATCAGACTGAAACCCTAGGAGCAATCTTGGGAACTTTTATTCACTCAGGAATGGAAAAGGCAATGCAACGCCTGGACCCATTTGGTGAAAACTATCTGATTGAGATTGAACTTAATCACCCTGAGATTAAGAGGCCACTGCGACCTATTCATAAAAGATTTGGGATTGGTTGTAGATTTCAAAACCAAGACCAAAAGCAGTATGCGCTACTTGGGCAAAGACCAAGAACAATGGCAAATACAGGTTTATGGCTGGTTACTAGAACAACAGGGCTATGAGGTAAAAGGCGTAGCACTTGTTGGAATTCCCCGTGACGGAAAGATGACAGATATAAAAATTTGGCAAGATGAATACAAACCGCATGTTGCAGAGGAAGCGCTTGCAATGGCTACGCAATCTAAAGCAATGGGCGGATACAGATGATACCCCCACAGCCACAACTTGCTGTGTCATTTTGCAAAAGATTACTGCCCATACTTTGACCCGTCAGGAGAAATAGGTTGCCCAAGTACGATGAAATAGATTGGGAAGAAGCCGCTTGTAGAGGTTCTATTTACACAGACATTTTTTACAATGTGGAAGAAGAAAGAAGCATTTTGGCTTATGAGTACATCAATGCTCTGCGCACAATCTGTTTAGCCTGCCCAATTTGGAAGCAATGCCTGACATACGCCATGGAACATGAGGACTATGGCGTGTGGGGCGGCATGACAAGTGTTGAGCGATTTTCTTTCAAGAACCTGAGAAGTATCCGAATCAACAAAGGCGAGCGCTGTTTGCATTTGAAGAAGCGGGTATTGATTATGTGGAGATTATGGAGTGTGTCCGTGGAACCGATTAGACAGGTACAAGGCGACACAAACAAAGAGCAAAGAGTGGCAAACTTTATTTCACAAAAAATGCCATGGTCTTTGTTCCCAACACCTAAGTTCTATTTCACGGATTATCACATCAACCGTAAACACGACAACGGGCGTGAAAATTACATTGGTGATTTAGAAATTAAATGGTTGAACTCGCCAAGCACAGCGCCCTGCAATCTTTCCTTACAACAAATTACAAATGATGATGGCAGTGCCTGTTTACACAGATACGCCTGAAAGTTACCATCGGATTTGTTTCCGTTTCACTGATGGTCTTATGATTCTGCCCGCTAAGGCGCTGATGCGCCTACAACCGACAGTGCATACCCGCAGAGATACTAATGAAACTGACATGGTGGTTTGGGTAAAGGTTGATGAGTTTTTAAGTTACTTCAGACCGTATGTGGTCCATTAGGAGGCATCATGAGCATAATCCGCTCACCCAGGGGCTGAAAGCAATTTCAGCATCATTTCAAATTCTGTAATCCGTGATACGCGTTTGAGTTATCGCGCTCGCGGTGTCTTGTTAGACATCTTGAGCCGCCCTGATAATTGGCGCGTATCTGCGAGATTCATTAGCCCGCACAAGCACTGAGGGTCGTCACGCAATCCTGACGGCCCTAAAGGAACTGCGGGAGGTTGGATACATGCGCACCGAGAAACTGCGCAAAGACAACGGGCAATTTGAAACGGTCAGCATTGTTTACGATACGCCGAATTATGAAGTCACCGAAGTCCAAAAACCGAATTCTGGTTACCCGCAGTCGGAAAACCGCACTCCCTTTAGAAGTACTATGTAAGAAGAACTTAGATATAAACCTGTTTGATGAATTTTGGAAGGCATACCCAAGAAGGTCGGAAAGCAAGCGGCAGAAAAAGCCTATGCAAAAGCGGCAAAGACAACGGAAGAAAATGTAATTATTGCAGGGGCTAGAAGATATGCAGATGACCCTAACCGTGTAGATGCTTTTACTGCTCACCCAACAACCTGGTTAAATGCAGGGCGTTGGAATGATGACCCATTGCCTGAGCGATTCTGACTGGTGATGAGAAGCGCGCAAAAGAATTACAGATTGCAGAGGAACGCCGCCGCCGCGAGATTGAGGAAACATTACGGTGGCAAAAGAAGTTGAAGAAAAACAAAAAAGCAGTGCCAATGCCTGCAGAGGTGAAGAAACTATTACGCTCTCTTTAATTACGAATAACTGTTACACTTCTGCGTAACGGTTACAGTGATAGGAGTTACATGGCAACGCTACACATCACCAAAGCAAGTAACATGCAATGCGGCGACAAAATACTTCAGAACAATAAAGTTTTGGAGATTCAAAGCATTGACGGACCTGACCACACAGGAACTTATGACCTGCATGTTAAAGATGAGAACGGCAGAGATAGGTTTGTGATTGTTCAAGATTTAGTTACAATTATTGTGTGATAAAAATTGATATTTGTGGCACAAGCGCAGGAATGTGGGCGCACTGCAAAAATCAAGAAACGCCCTGTAATGAATGTAAAAAACATTGGGCGGAATATCAAAAAGCATGGAGATTAAAAAATGCTGAAAAAGCTAAAGCATCAACAAAAAAATGGCGAATAATAATTCTCAAAAGGTAAAAAAATAAAAAATGCTTGGGCGGCTGAAAATCGCGAAAGTTACAAAATAGCATCAAGAAAGCACGTCAAAAACAATCCTGGAAAAATATGCTGAGTTGTATCGTAACAAAACGCGCCGCCGCAGAGCAAAAATTAAATTACAAAACATCAGCAAATATACAGAAAAAATGTTTAGAAACTTATGGGTCAAATTGTCATTTGTGTAATGAGGCAATCAATTTGTCAGCAACTCGCAAATGTGGAACCTCAGGTTGGGAATTAGGTTTACACATTGACCATGTAATTGCACAATCGCCAATGGCGGTAGTGATACTGGAAAATGTCAGGCCAACACATGCTATTTGTAATTTACGCAAAGGCAAAAAATAAATGATTTCTTTTTTGTTGATGGTTTACCAGTTCCACAAGGTTCACTTAAAGTAATAAATGGTCGGGCGATACACCATAAAGGCTCTGAATTGGCGGCATGGCGTAGCGCGATTGCTTTGATTGCAAGGCAACATGGCGCACGCCCTTTAACCGACCCAATAGAAATTCAAATAAAGTTTTACATGCCGAAACCGCGCACTGTAAAACGCGCAATGCCATCAGTTGCACCTGACCTAGATAAACTGATTAGAGCGGTGCTAGACGGCCTAACAGCGATTGCCTATGTAGATGACGGGCAAGTGGTATCAATCGTGGCTCAGAAGGCCTATGGAGAGCGTGTAGGGGCTGACATACGCGTAGGGTCGTACGCATTAGAACAAATGTTCTAAAAGACATAACCGGTTATATCCTAAATTTGTGCGTAAAAAAGTTGCACAAATAGTTGCATTTATTATATGAGAGTGTATTCTTCTCTTATCGGTTCAAAAGAACCCCAAAAGAAAGGCAAGACAGTGACAGTAGTTGCAGGAGCAACCAAGGCAAATAAATACACCTACGATTACAAAGGCTTCAAGTTTTCATATACAGCCAAAACTAAAGGTGCTTTCAAAGTTTCTCTTTGGATTAATCATCATCAAAAGGGTTACACGATGATGCGTTTCACCAAGATTGCAGGCGCCGTTGCTTATATTGATTCTGTTTTGGAGCAAGGTGGATATGTTGAAACAGGCCGCAACGCTCTTTATGTGCCAAGCCGCAAACAACTAAGACACGCCGAAAAAAATTCTATAAAAGGTTCTTGAAACTTTCCCAAAAATCCGTAATACTTCTCTTAACGGGTCAAACAGACCCCCTAACATGGAGGCAACAAATGACAGTAGCAACAGTAGAAACAAAGACTTACAAGACTTTCACCTGGCAAGCAGTTAAGAAGATGGCTGACGCAATGGATGTTAAGTTTTATTCACATTCAGCACGCTATGAAAACGATGGATTGGGTTTGAAGGCGGGATATTCTGACAAAACTGAAATCCGTATTGCAGGTTATGAGCGCGCACATAGCGACAACTGGTACACAAACAGCCGCCTAAATACTTTGTCCAAGGAAAACTTTATGTTGAAGTTGGAGTTGTGGGCTTTGAAGAATGGCATCTCATATGAATTGTTTGAAGAACGCGATTTCTTAGGCAACAAAGTTCTTGCAGGATTCCGCATTGTGGAGTCTAACTAATGGCAAAGTGCGGAGTATGCGGCGGCAAAATAGGAATAACTCTTGTCAAACATGGCGAGATTTGTACAGGGAACGACAAACCAACAATGGAGGCAAAATAAATGACAACACCAATACTAAAGTGCATGATGTGTTACGGAAAAGGCTACATCTCTTATGCGGATGATGATGCGTGCGATGTAGTTCCTTGTGATTGCACAATCCCAGTGGAGGTAAAGCGATGAAGTTCAAGATTGAGATGGAGATTGATTACGACAAGTTTGTAATCCCTGAAGGCAAAGCAAAGTCTATGGTCAATGGCGATGCAACGCGAGCAAGCTCAATTTGCTGTAGAAGATGCGCTAAAGATTGCGGGGTTCAATCCTGTAACACTGGCAATCTACAAGGTGCGCTAATGTGCTGAGATATTTGATGACCGGCCGCGCTGTATATGGTGGGCTCCTTTGGCGGAACAGCAAACAGGCTTATGATTCACATGGCTACTGACCGATTGGACACGATGATTGCAGAGTGCGATTGGTGTTGGAGCTAACGACTACTACAGAAGGAAGGCGGCAAATGGCAAAGGCAACTAGAACATGGAGGCTGACACGCAGAGGGCGTTTTGTTATAGCGCTTTTAATTCTGTTGTTTGTATCCTGGCTATTTACACATTACAACTCCCGATGAGTGCAAAGTGCCAATAGGCGAGATGTCACAGTTCTGCGTAGATTTCCTGTACCCGTGAGAGGAAAAAATAATGGAAATAAACGTTGACAGTAAACAACAGAAAAAACATGGAGGCACAAAATGGAAGAAGGCAATCTATACAGTTGTAGTCATCACCGATGGCGCAAAAGAGTGGGCAAACAATTACGATAACGCGCTTGATGCAGTGAACGTCGTATAACCGATTCATTGACCATGGCACATGCGTGCATGAGCGTGTTGTGAGCCTGGTTGAACCAAGCGGAAAATACCACACCAAAATCTTCTTAAATCCTGCAGGTTTGGCTATACACTAATGCGTGTCCAAAAAATAACCTGAAAGGGGTAAGAGCATGGACTAACAAAGTAACTAGATGTAATTGCGGCGCTTGGAAAGTAGTTGATGCCGCTTTGCGGAGTCTGCGCTAAATTGGAGCGAAAGGCCTAGGCGCTAGTTACAGCCCCTAGACACATGTCACTTTTAGTAGCCCTTTGATCGGGGTTGAGTCTTGTCATTCCTCATGCAGATGCTCATGCGCCCGTATATGACGGACAAACAAAAACTGGCAAACTTGAGTGCTATGCAAAACCATGGAGCCTAAAGAGTTTGCTCGTTGACCTGAGTACAATAAGTGCAGAAGCAATTCTCAATCACAGTTTGGCTGTTTGGCTCAACTATGGGGTAAAGAATCTGCTTGGAATTACAAGGCCAAATCTCCTACTCATGATTACGGAATTCCTCAGCGTCACATGAAGCATCAACACTGCGCGACAAATCAAAGATCCTGTGTGACCTGAAAGACCTCAAAGTGCAAATCGCAGCTGGGATCTGAAATTACATCAGAGCCTAGATACGAAACGCCATGCGGTGCACTGGGACCTTTGGCTACAAGAAAGCAGGACACAAAACGGTAGAGGTGGTTGGTACTACAATGTACCATAATCTTTCCTAATTCATGTGGGACGCCCATATCCCGCTAACATTGACCCTGAAGAATGGTGTTGTGACGATGATGACGAGGAATAATTGGACAAAAAAGTTGTAAAAATAGTTGAAGAAAAGAGCGGGCGACTACTGTGAAGTTTGTGGTCAGCCCGCTCTGCCGTCAATGGCGCTACATCATCGCAAGTTAGCGAAGCAGGGGCGGCAAAGACACGCCATCAAACATTATTCGCATACATCACAGGCTGTCATAACTTACGCACTGGTAGTATCCACCTCAATCCATCAAAGAGCGGCACAGATAAAGGTTGGTTGTGGTTCAAGTTGGCAAGGAGCCACACGAATGCTCCATTTGTCTCGCCCTGATGGTTCATATCGTTTTATTACAAGACGATGGCTCAACATCAGTGTTCTCATGGAAGGTGACTGATGGAAGTCAGAGTCAGAGGGCGATTGGGTAACGACCCCGAATTAAAAACAGTAGGCGCAGATAACTCTGCAGTTAGTGAGTTTTCTCATTAGCACATACACCGCGCTCCAAGAAAAATGGCGAATGGGTAGATGGCGAAACGAATTGGTATCGCGTTGTGCGATTTGGATCAAGGCGCAGAAGCAATAGCCCAAACAATCAAAAAAGGCGATGAAGTAATTGTTATCGGCACAATGAAACTAAATAATTACACGGACAAAAACGGTGTAGCAAAAAGCACAAATGGAAATTACTGCATCAGAAATCGGTGTGGTTCCTAAGATTGCAAGAAACAAATCACAATCAAATGATGGAGGGCTAGAGCCATGGTAGAAGATAACCTCGTAAGCGCCGCAGAAGCCGCAGAGATGCTAGGCATCAAAATGAATAACCTGCAGTCAGATTCAGCACCGCAAGACTTTGGTATGGGTGCAAAAGGTCGGTCGTAATGTTTACTACAAGAGAGAAGATGTAGAGGCTTACAAGGCAAAGCGTGACGCACGCAATGGCTGATTTAGAAGACTTACAACTTATGTTGCGCTCGCTAGGAGTTACAGGCGCGACAAAAAATCATTGGCGAAATACAAGCATTTGCCGGTGATTATCACCATCACATTGACGGCTTTGATGTAGTGCGTGTAGACCAGTTGTTAGATTTCTTGAAAGACATTCCGTCACCGGCGGCTTCAGAATAGTGGGGTACGAGGGTCCAAACTAGGAAGTTTTCCATCACTGGCACCGTGTGAGCCAAAACGGTGCAACAAACCTAGGAGGCAAAATGACACATAAAGAATTATTAAGGCGAATAGATACAGCACGACATACACAGATGGGTGAGTTAGTTATTAGAACTAACGCCCTTCGTGCAGTAGTGGAAATGCACAGACCTAATTCTTTAGGCCAATGTGATGACAGTGTTCTTCTTTGCTGGGGATGTGGTGAATGGGGTTGCGAGACAAATTGTCGTTGCGATTGTCATTCAAATTATCCCTGCCCAACTATTCAGGCTATTGAGAAGGAGTTGAAGTGAAAGAAGTTCCAATCACTTATGTAGAAGATAGAGAAGTTTGCCATCACACTATGCAGTACCCGATTGATTCAAATGATGCGGGTGTTCAGAAATATTGGGCTATGGTTCAGGCTATTGAGAAGGAGTTGAAATGAATGAAGAAATGTTTGTACATTACAAAAGACCAAGCAAAAGAATGAAGGAACGCAGGCGCCATTTGCGTGCAGGTGCTTCACCTTTTCCAACCGTTATGGTGACAGGTACGACCCGCACTGTAAACACGCAGTATGACTCCCGGTGTGAAATGTGTGATGGGCCATGGCACGATTATGAAACATGTCAAAGCATTAGCCTAAAGCGCATTGCCGATGCCTTGGAGGTAATACAAGGGAAATTAAATGATTAAAAACTTTATGGTTGGCCTAACTTTTTTAGGCGGTTTAGATCGGTAGTTTGTTTTTTTATCCTACACAATCAGCCATAATTTTAGTAACAATTCTTTTTTTAATAGCGTGTTTTGTTTTAGGCGACATAATCACAATGATTTACACGGATTACAAAGAAAGACGGTTTTAATGATTCAAGATGACCCGGAAGTAGCGTTAGCGCTGAATATGCTGGCAGATAAATTACGCGAGCGCGGCAAAATAGCATTAGCCTACAAATTAGAGAATCTTGTTGAATTACTTATTGAAGAACTAGAGGCAGACAAAAAGAAAAAAGCCTAATATCGGCTCATGTCACTAGCGATAACCGATGATGTAACTATTGAGGACATTGATGAAGCCCTCAAACACATCTACAAGATGCTCAAAACCGATGAGTACGGTAATCGCATGGATTGGCGCAAAAAGAATTACTACAAAAGAGCATTGATGATTTACTTGATGCGCGCATATCACTTGCGCAAGGAGAGAAAGGTATTTGACTGATGCGGTACTTCCGTTGCTTTCTATGTATCGGTCAGCCCACCTTCCCCGTATCGGACAAAAAAGACTCCTTCAAAGAATCACAGATTCATTACATGACTTATCATTACAAAGGAGAAGAAAATGCCCCGCAAGAGCGCAAAACAAATAGTTGATGATGTAATTAAAAAGGTTGATGAAGAATTAGTAACGGACCGCGTTAGTAATAAGTCTAAGGCCGCGCCAAAAAAGGAAGAACCAAAAGAGGCTGTTGAGCATCACAGCTTATGTATGACCCTTGTTGTACCTGGTAGCGCTTGTAACTGCCCTACATCCCTACAGAAGTAAATAAATAAAGCCCTTAGTTGCACTCCCCATCTTGGGAACCAGGGCCTTACCTATAACTGAGTCCGAATCAGTAGTGAGCGAAATAGCACCGTACAATCATCACGCATTTTGTACAGAACTAATTTCAACTTGATTTACCATAATTTGTGTCATAATTTATGGAGTATGGCATTAGACAAAGATGGGCTTGCTCAGTTGAAGCGCGAAAACCGCGCACTTGAGTTACGCCATTCACACGGAATGACTTTTGCCTCAATCGCTAGAGAATTAGGTTACGCAACAACCGCAGGCGCACATCAGGCATATCGCAGAGCATTAAAGCGCGTTGAGATTGCAGAGCCTGAAGAAGTCTTAAAGGCAGACCTTGAGCGTTTAGACGAGATGACTGAGGTTTATTGGCAATCAGCATTACAAGGCAATCTAAGAAGCGCAGATATGGTTTTGAGGATTATGCAGAAGCGTGCAGATTTCTTAGGCTTAGATGCACCAAAGAAGGTACAAGCAGAGGTGGTTAATTATGAAGGACATGGAAGCCTTGATTCAGAAGTTATCCAACTCGCCCGAATTATTGACTACATTGAAGGCGTTGCCGCAGACATCACAACCCTCCCTGAACAGCAAGATACGAGCGAGCAGGATTCTGTGGCAAAGACTGGCAAGAAAAGAGCAGTTACCTCCTGACGGAGATTGGAACATTTGGCTTTATCTCGCTGGTCGTGGAGCGGGCAAAACAAGAACAGCGGCTGAATGGCTGGCATGGGAAGCGATAGAAAATCCTGATACAAGATGGGCGATTGTTGCTCCGACATTTTCTGATGCAAGAGATACATGTGCTGAAGGTGAATCAGGAATCATTAACATTCTTAATCGGTACAACGCGCTTTCACATTACAACCGCAGTAATGGCGAGATAGAACTAATCAACGGAAGCAAAATAAAATTATTCTCTGCAGACCAACCTGACAGATTCCGTGGACCGCAACACCATGGAGCCTGGTGCGATGAGTTAGCCGCCTACCGCTATGAAGATGCATGGCATCAATTACAGTTTGGATTGCGATTGGGTAAGAAGCCTCGCATTGTTGTGACCACAACCCCAAGGCCTACACCCTGATTAGAACGCTCTCAAACCGCGCTGACGGGTCTGTAGCCATCACAAGGGGTTCAACCTTTGACAACGCTAAAAACCTCGCTCCTAGCGCCTTGTTGGAACTACAAGCCCGATACAACGGAACTCGTTTGGGTAGGCAGGAACTTTATGGCGAAATCCTTGAGGACCAAGAAGGCGCATTGTGGACCCGCGGATTGATTGACAGAAACCGCGTGGACAAACACCCACCATTATCAAGAATCGTTGTAAGCATTGACCCCGCTGTAACTAATACACAGGCGAGCGATGAAACAGGAATCATTGTTGCTGGTTGTGATACTGGTGGCCATGGTTATGTTCTTTATGACGGAACAATCAAAGGCTCACCGCTGGAATGGGCGCAAAAAGCAGTTCAACTATTTGATGAATACAAAGCAGATTCATTACTTGTGGAAGTCAATCAGGGCGGCGATATGGTGAGCGCTGTTTTGAAGCAGGTAAGAATTACATTGCCAATCAGAGAAATCAGAGCGCATGTTGGTAAAAAGTTACGCGCTGAACCTGTAGCGGCAATGTATGAGCAGGGTCGTGTGCATCATGTCGGAACCTTTGCACAATTAGAGGACCAAATGACGATATGGACACCTCAAGATGCAGATTCACCCGACAGGCTTGATGCAATGGTTCAGGCTTTTAGCGACTTGCTTGGAAAGAGTAGCGTTAGTCATTACTTCAATAGCATCGCTAATTTCTGCAATCAATGTGCTTTGCCATTTCCTAAATCGTTGAGCCTCTGCCCTAAGTGTGGAAGCGCTATCATTGCACCAACTCAGGCGGTGGGAGCATAATGGCTGTTACTTACAATACAACGATGGACCAGGGCGCAGACTGGTACATAACTTTCATTTACAAACAACCTGCCGAAATCACAAATGTTTCAGGCAACGGAACCACAGTCACATTTACTGCGGTAAACGGATTCACAGTAGGACAGACAGTCAGCATTGATGGCATTTTGCCTCCTTCTTACAATCTACAAAATGTTCAAGTAGCAACAGCGACAGGCTCACAATTCACAGTGACCAATCCTGCAACGGGCATTTATGTATCAGGCGGAATCGCCACAAGCCCAGTCAATGTCACTGGATATACCGCAGAACTACAGATGCGCTCTTTGCCATCTGACCCAACACCTGTTTTGACTTTGACAAGCCAGGCAGGAGAAATCAGCGTTACTGGTCTTTCAGGTCAGTTTGATGTTCACGCAACCGCGGCACAAACAAGAGCCATTGATGAAGGAACCTATTACTACGATATTGAGATTACATCACAACCAGGTATTGTTACTCGTCTAGCGCAAGGTCAAATTGTTGTAACTCCTGAGGTGACACGATGAGTGAAGATGCAATCATTATCAAACCCGTTATACCCATCGTTGAAATCACTGCCCCTGGACCTCAAGGTGTCAGCGCGGCAGGCCAAATCTTTTATGTTCATACTCAAGCGACACCTGCGGCGGTTTGGACAATAAACCATAATCTAAACGGACAACCCACGGCAGTAGTTCTTGATTCCGCAGGAACGCAATGCGAGGGAACTTTCAGTTATCCTAGTGTCAATCAGATGGTGATAACTTTTAGTTCAGCCTTCACTGGTACTGCGTACATCATTTAGGAGTAGATGACAATGGCAAGAAAGTTTCTAGTATCAATAGACCTTAACAAGAATGAATTGCAAATGCAGTCATTCAAAATCTAGGTACAGCCCCTGGTACTCCTAGCGCTGGTCAGATTTACTATGACACAGGCGATAACAGCATTTACTTTTATGATGGCACTGTTTGGGTAGATGTACTAAATCAATCAGAGGTCAAGTACGGAACATTTGCCGCACGCCCCGCCGCTGGTGAAGCAGGACTTCTTTATTTTGCAACAGACCAACAGATTCTCTATTTTGATGATGGCGCAACATGGTCACAGGTTTCTAACTTTGGCACTGTAACTGCACAAACAACTTATGGCGCATCAAGTGGCAACGGTTCATCAAATAACTACGCACGCGCAGACCACACTCACGGTACTCCATCACTTTCCAATCAAAACACCTTCTGCACTCTCTGTAGGTGGCTCAGGTGCGGCAGGAACAGGCACTGCACCTTCCCGCGAGGACCACACACACGGTATGCCTTCATTTGGTGGCGTTACTGCAGAACAAACATTTGGAGCGGCGAGCGCAAACGGAACAAGCACAAGCATTGCACGCGCTGACCACCAACACGGAACACCTACACACGATAATGCGGCGCACTCGCAATCAATCTTTCTGCGCTTACTGTTCCTTTGGCTGACATCAACCTCAACTCTTACAAGATTACAAACCTTGCAACACCAACCAACTCAACAGATGCCGCAAACAAAGGTTATGTTGATGCCGCTGTTGAAGGTCTAACTTGGAAAGCCGCCGCAAATCTTTTCTCAACAGTTAATGAGGCGCTATCAGGCAACACAGGTACATTAAACATTGATACTTATGGCGCACTGACTTCTGCAGACAACGGATACAGAATTGTTCTTACAGGTCAGAGCGATGACACTGAAGATGGTATCTATGTCTATAACGACAACGGAACCACCTACACCCTTACACGCGCCGCAGATGCAAGCACCTTTGCAGAACTAGAAGGCGCAACAATCTACATTCTTGAAGGAACCACAAAGGCTGGAACCTCTTGGACACAAAGCAATCATTACCTAACCTCTTTTGCTGGTCAGACATGGGTGCAATTAGCAGGCCCTGGTGTATTCACCGCTGGTAACGGCATCAATATCACCTCAAATGTTATTAGCGCTGTTGCTGATTCAGGAATCGTTGTAGCGGCTGGTGGCATTGGAATTGATACAACAGTAGTCGTACGCAAATATGCGGCAAATGTCGGTGATGGCTCCAACACCTCCTACACAATCACTCACAATCTTGGAACCCGCGATGTTGTTGTTAGCGTTTACGATAACTCAAGCCCTTACGCTGAGGTTGTCTGCGATGTGCAACATACAAGCACAACTGCTATAACTCTCCTATTCTCTGTTGCTCCAACAAGCAATCAATACAGAGTTGTAGTCCACGCCTAATAACCGCCCGCAGTACAAAGGGGCTAAAAGGAGATTCACATGGGTCTGCGTGACCGAATCGCAAGAGTAATCGCTACAGGCGATGTAGAGAAAGCACCTCGCCTGCCTGCAGGTTCTGTCACGATGTCTGAAGCAGAAATGCGCAATCAGGCTGACGCATTAACCATGCGCCAAACCTACGGAAACTCTGTTGCGTTGCCACGCGCTCCATTCAGTGCCGCTGTTCCTTTTGGTCCTGGATTGCCAATCACACCAGGTGCAATTAACCCGCTACAAGATAACGGGCGACCACAACCACGCCGCTATGAATATCAAGTAGCGCAAAACATCAATGTAACTGAAACACGCCTTGTACCTTTCAAGACATTACGCGCCGCCGCAGACCAAATTGACATCTTGCGCCGATGCTTAGAAGTAACCAAAAACAAAATGGTTGGTCTTGATTGGGATATTGTTTTGGGCAACGATGCTTCCGAAAAGATTACTGCAGAAGCAGGTGGCGACCATGTACGCGCTATGGCTCGCGCACGCGAAAAGTACACAGAAGAAATCGCACGCCTAGAGAGAATTTTGGGAAACGCCTGACAAGGCAAACGGATTGCTTTGGAATGATTGGCTCAACATTGCTCTTGAGGACATTCTTGTAATTGATGCTTGGGCTGTTTATCCGCAACCAACAGTAGGCGGAGATCTTGTATGGCCTACAGATACTTGATGGCTCAACAATTAAGCCATTGATTGATGACCGCGGTATGCGACCAATGCCACCAAATGCGGCGTTCCAACAAATCCTTTATGGCTTTCCCTCGCTCTGAATTTACTGCAACAGACGAGGATCCAAAAGCAGATGGAGAATTCACACAGTGACCAACTTGCTTACATGGTGCGCAACCGCAGGAGCATTAGCGTTTACGGCTTTAGCCCTGTGGACGCGCATTACCTTTGGCAGACATATACCTGCAGACGACAACAATGGTTCAGAGCGGAGTACACAGATGGCGTACTTCCTGAACTTATGTTCACAACTGATGAAGATTGGGGAACAAACCCCGACCTCCTTAGAGCATACGAGAACATTCTCAATGATGACCTCGCAGGACAAACAGAACAGCGCAAGCGCGCTCGCCTGCTTGCCAAAGGCCTTTCACCGATAGTAAATGAAGGTTATGGCGAGAAATTCAAAGACACTCTTGATGATTATTTGATTACTTCTATTTGCGGTCACTTTGGTGTACAACCAAGTGAAATCGGATTCTCTGCAAAAGGCGGATTAGGCGGAAAAGGTTTTGAAGAAGCCCGCGCCGAAAACGCAGAAGCAATCGGAATCGCGCCTCTTGCAAACTGGATTAGCAAGATGATTTCAAATCTTTCTTACACATATCTAGGCATGCCGCGTGAACTTGAGTTCCGCCTCATGACTAGCAAGCGCATGGATAATGAATCTAGCGCAAGGAAGGCGGATATTGAAGTAAAGAGCGCAGGCAAAACAATCAATGAACGCCGCTCTGAACTTGGTTTGCCCCTATTAGATACACCTCAAGCAGATATGCCAATGCTTGTTACTGGTTCTGACATCTTCTTGTTCTCACCTGAAGGAATCATCAACGCAAAGAAGTTACATCTGCCCCAACATTGTCAGGCCCTGATGCAACACCTGATGCACCAACAACACCAAACACCTTGAAGAAAAGCCTGAGGAAATTACTCCTGAAGAAGCATCAGAGGTTGAAGAAGAAGTTGATGCAGAAACTAGGGCTGAAGTAAAATCATTTTGAAGTGGGCGGCAAAAGGAAAGCGCGCACGACTATTTGAATTCAAGAGCCTAGACCCGATTGTTGGTGAAGCGCTTAACCGTTGTGCATTTGACGGCGATTTAGACACCGCAAGAGCGCTCGCAAAAGCGTATCTAACATGACTTGGGAGCGCGCATTAGAGGCAGATGCGCGTTTAGCGGCTAAGAACGCATTACTTGTAAGGGCCGCTCTACGACAACAGTTTGATGCGGAGCGTGCATATCAAGGCTATCTATCTACTACTCCTGATTTAACTTTGACCCTGCCGCAACAGCGCGCAAGAGCAAGAGCGTGGGCAACGGTAAATATCAGGCCTAATTTAGAAGCACTTAAAGACAGTTATTTATAGATTATGGGCGCAGGCTTATGCTCTTGGTGATTTAGCCGCAAGAGAAGCGATTGAAGAAGCAAAGACGGCGCGCAAAGCAGATACACAAAGTGCTGTTGATTGGTCTAAATGGAAACCAGGCGATGCAGTATCAGCATTATTACTCAAGCCACCTCGCGCCTTTCAACAATTACTACAAAATCAAGGCATCACATTCAAAGGCTTTTCTGATACAACGCTGACTGATATTGGCAATGCTATTGGTGAGGCTATCTACCTTGATTAGATGCAAAGCAATCAGCCAAACTGATTTCTAATCATGTAGCCAATCCCGCACGCGCTTTAAGTATTGCAATCACAGAACAAAACCGCGCTATATCGCAGGCCACAGTAAACCGATACAAAGAGGCTGACTACAACAACAGGAATGGCTTGTGTTTGAGCCTTGTGCGATTTGTGCTAAAAACGCCAATGAAAAAGTAAACATTGGCACACCATTTCCATCAGGCGACCTACAGCCACCCGCACACCCTCATTGCCGATGCGCTTTGGCTCCTGTAATTCCTGGATTTGATGAGGAACAACTTGCACCAGGGGCAACAATCACAACACCTCCTGCACCTATAACCTCATACAGATTGACCAATGAAAAACCTACAAATGTAAGAGAAGCAATCAGAGCGCAACTAGACGAGGCGGAGCGCAAAAAGAACGCTGTCTTTACCCCTGGTGAATGGCGCACAGTTTCTGCAGATGAAATCCGTGAACAAGTCATTAACGCTTACATGGTATCAACGGGCAGAACAAGAGAGAACATTGAAGCATTTATAGACATGAAGCGTATAAGTAAAAGCGACCTAGCATTGTTAGATGGCGTTGTTTATGAAAACGGGCCTATCACAGTGCAGTTCTACTCCACGGGCAAGAAAATTAAAGAAGAAACAAAAATTGCTTGTTACAAGACATTGAAGAATTACAGATGGTTGCACCAAAAGCGAAATGACAGTTATTGTCGCTAAGGAAAGCAGTAAGCATTATGGCAGTGCTGTACTAGGCGATGCAAAAATTTGGCTCACGCCTTCATTGGTCAAACAAGGCACACCATTGCTGAAAGAACTAGGGTTTAAGATGCCTGTTATTGCTGATGTGCCTCATCGCAAATACACGCTATCGCATGAATGGGGTCACGCTTTAGATACAGGCGGCGAAACTGGGTTTTTGAATCCGTACAAAACGCAACAACAAAAGCCAAAATAGAGGCTTTGAAAAAACAATTTGCAGATGTGCCTGAAGCGGTTGTTTCAGGATATGCAAAAAAGAACACCAAAGAGTTCTATGCGGAAATGTATGCAGAATATATTTTGACTAAAGGACAGACCAAGAATCCTTTGGTTTTAGCCATGGCAAAAGAGTTTAACTGGAACAAGCCAAATGTATCGGCGAGCGGCCCTGCTTTGGGAGTGGTGGAATCTGATGCTATCAAGCCTGTAAATGTGGATAGTGAGTCATCTTCCATTAAGCGTAATGCAGAGATTGAAGATGAAGTAAAAGAGATAAGAGCCTACCTGCCGAAAGATGCAGATGATGACAGGCTCATTGACGCTCTTGCGGGCAGAGGCTCAAGAGGCGAAATAGATAACACAGATATTTATTGGCCCATGATTAAAAAATACCAGGCTCAAGGTTTGAGCAAAACCGATGCTGAAAATCAAGTAGCGGGCATAATGTTGCGCACTCGTTTTTACTTAGAAAACAAACAAGAAGTTGAAAGAGTTGCACAAGAATTAAGAGGATATATTGCAGATGGATACGCTGAAGATGCAGTTAATTACAGAAAAAACTAGAAGTAGCACAAGCCACAATTCAAAACGCTATGGCTGAAGGTAAGGTGACAGTGGCTATTTCTTTGCCATCTCTAAAGTCAGTTGTAACTGAAGGTAGATTTAAGAATCAATTTGAAACAGGAACATCAGGTGGACTAAAGAGCGCAACGACACGCAAAATTGGCGAAAAAGCGGCGCTTGATGTTGATTTAGGAACTGCGCCCAAAGACAGACCAATTTACGGATACATTACAACCAATACAGGCAAAGTTAAATCATTTGAAGAACGGTCTAAAGATATAAACAATGCGTGGCAAGGTATTCTGTCTGTATTTAATGATTCCACAAATCAGTACGGAACAATTAAGGTAGTCCTAAAAGATTCAGTAAGAGCGCGTACCACCGTAACTATTAACGACTCTTTAAGAACAGGCGTTTTAGCAGATTCCATAAACGGCACAACCCTGACCTTGTGCAGATGGGTCTTTATCGTTATGGCGCACCTACACACATGGGCGGTATGCCTGCGGCTAGTTATCTTGAAAGCACAGATTACGGGCGGTGTGCGTTTAGAAGATATAGAAACCATTTACGCAGAAGTCAAAGACGGACCATATTTAGCGGTCAAAGAATTGATAGAGCAAAGTGGATTAGACATCAAAAGTAATACCAGTGGAAGGCTAGTGATTATGACTGTAATTTATCGCAGAGCAGATGGCGCAAAAATAGTGCTGATAAAGAAGATGGCGACATGATTTACGCGCACATTGTTGATGCTGATGGCAAAGCCTACCCATCAAAATTACTAGACAACCTTTTATCTCACGGTTATTGGAAGGCGGTGCAGGAAAAGAATGAAAGACGCAGATTGCACAGAAGGTATTGATTGGTCTGAACAAACATTACAAGTAGTTTCAGAATCGGCTAAATTTGGCGTAGAAGGTGCTATTGCTGAATTAGATAAACGCCGCAGGGCTATGGAAAAATTAGGTACAGTTACACCAAAGTTTTCTGTTATAGAAGATGAGGATTAAATGCCTGATGGTTTTGTAGCCCCGCAATCAGTACGCAGTAACGCCCGCAGAGGACTAGAATTACGCAAGAAGCATGGGCGTGGCGGTACAGCGGTAGGCATTGCCAGGGCTAGAGATATTGCTAACGGAAGCGCGTTATCTCTCTCCACCATCAAGCGCATGAATTCTTTTTTGCCCGTCACGAAGTGGACAAAAAGGTAAGGATTGGAACAACGCTTCTAAACCGTCTAACGGAAAGATTGCATGGCTCCTTTGGGGCGGCGATTCAGGTTGGGCTTGGGCGAAAAAATTATTAGACAAGAAGAAAGCAAGGAGAAATCAACTATGGCTAATCTGACAACACAATTCTTTGGGATTGAAAAATCGGATAAGAATTCAGATGGAACTCTTACGGTGTATGGCAAAGCCACAGATGATTCCTTAGATATTGACCAACAGATTTGCGATGCTGATTGGCTCAAGCGTGCAATGCCACATTGGTTCCAAACAGGCGGCAATATCCGTGAGCAACACAGCAACATTGCCGCAGGCGTAGCGCAAGAATATGAAGCAAAAGAAGATGGGCATTACATTACAGCCCTCGTTGTGGACCCTGTATCAGTAAAGAAAGTTGAGAATGGCGTACTCAAAGGCTTTTCAATCGGTATCAAAAACCCACGCGTAACCCGCGACAAGAGCGCAATGAATGGCCGCATCGTTGATGGTCAGATTGTTGAAGTATCTCTAGTGGACCGCCCTGCCAATCCAAACGCTAAGTTGGTTTTGGCTAAGTCTGCAGGTGCTGATGACACTGTAGTGCAGGTAGAAGAATTACATGAAGTTTCAGAAAATAATTCAGAAAATAATCTACAATCAGAACCAACATTTCTACAGGAGGAAAAACATGGCACTTGCCAGTGAAATTCTTGATATGGCTAAAAGTTATACCCCTGCAGAATTGAACAAATTTGATAAAGCAACATACGACAAAGCCCGTCAAGCGCTGGCAGAACTTATCGCCATTGAAGCAAAAGAAATGGCCGATGAGGACCACAATGAGGAAGTTTCTATTGCTCATCTGCTCGCCGCAGTCCATCACCTCTTTGCATGGTTTGAAGGGGAAGAAGCAGAAGGAGAAGTTGTGGAAGAAGAAACTTATGTAGAGGCAAAGGCCGCCGCTCCAAAAGATATTAAGCCTAAGAAAGACGAGAAGCGCGCTGACTTTATGAAGCGTTGCAAAGAAGCAGGCATGGCTGATGATGATGCTGTTAAGTGTTGGGATAAATACACAGCGGCTGATACTGACAAGCCTGTAGAAGCAGAGAAGTCTGCAGATATTTCAAAGTGCCTTGAGTGCGGTTGCAATCAACCAGGCACTGACCACGGTTTAACAACTACAAATGATTTTGCCAATGTTGCAAAGCCATCACATGTAACAACCGCTGAGATGTACACACCTGACCAAACACCAAAGTCTGCAGAAGCAGATGCGGTTGAAGATAAGGCTGATGAAGCCGCTCCTGCAGATACAGAAGTACCTGCAGAAGAAGATGTAAAAGAAGATTCTACTGATGAAAAGCAGTAGATGTTGAAGCCATAGTAGAGGAAGCAATCAAGAGCGCGACACAGAAAATCAAATCAGACATTGCAGAACCTCATGTCGGCAAAAGAGGCCGCTGAGTCAAAGGCAAGTCGTTTGGAAACTGAGTTGGCTGAGGCTAAATCTCCGCAGTGGCTGGTGGCCCAAAGCGCACTGCAAAACCAGTGAGCGAAACAAGCAATGACATGCTTACAAAGCCGCCGCATACAACGCGAAAGCACAAGCAACAACTGACCCTACACTTGCAAAAGGCTATGCGACATTAGCAAAGGAATTCCTTGCTAAAGCGACTGCCGAAAGCAAGTAATAAACCAAACAACGAAAGGAAATCCGACAATGGCTGAAATGCCACGCGCAACGGACCTATTTGGTGATGTATCACCAGTAGAAGCCGCTCAGCGTCATGAGGACTACCTTGCAACACTTGATAAGTCACTTAGCAATGCAAGCACCGTTCCTGGTGTAGCACCTAAGGCTGACCCAGTGTCTGCATTGGAAGCACTTGCAACAAACAAGTCGCTCGCTCCTGATGCCATGAGTGGCCTTCAGAACGCTCTTGCCGCACAAAGAATGGCGATGCAAGACATTCAGAAGGAAATCACAACAACCTCTCCACTATCAACATCATTCGCGGCGTTTGATTTGGAAGCACCTGCAAAGATGCTTACCCCACGCCCAACACCTCTCCGTAACCGTATCCCTCGTAAGAAGGGTGTCGGTACTTCACACCGTGTCAAGAGAATTCTTGGTTACACAGGTACAGGTACAGGCGGAGTTGGAAACATTTGGCCAGGAGTCACACAAAGCACAACAAATTCATTTGGCGCACTCTCACTAGAGCGTGGACCACAGATTTCTTATGCCGCAGATGACTTAGTATTGCCATACAACTCATACTCACTATCTGACAGCGTTACATTTGATGCTAACTTCTCAGGCCTTGGATACCAGGACCTACGCCAGTTGTCATCAACATCAACACTTTATGCAACAATGTTGATGGAAGAAAGAATGATGCTATTCGCAAGAGGAACCGCATCAGGTTACTCAGGCGCACTATCAGCACCAACCTTCACCAAGGCTTCACCAGTCGCAGGTTCAGGTCAGGTTGCTTTGACAGCAACAACTTATTACATCACTGTAACTGCAGACGCAGGTGTTTCAGGTAACGGCTTTGGTGAGTCAATCGCCGCCGCTGAAGTATCTGAAGTTGTAGGCGCAGGCGATGTTCTAACAGTTACTGTTTCAACCCCAGTAACAGGCGCACTCGGTTACAACATCTATGTTGGAACTGCAACTGGTCTTGCTAACTTGAAGTACCAGGGAACCTTAAAGGCTCCTGGCACATTCACCATTGGTGGAGCAGGAACCACAACACTTGCAAATCAGGTTGTATTTAGCACAACAGGAGCCGCTGCATCACGCGCTACTGCAGATACTTCTGCATACGCAACTGGTTATGACGGAATTCTTCCAACCGTGTTGAATCCTTCAATTTCAGGCGCAATCAACAACATCAACAGCACATTCAGCACTGCTAACCCAGGCGTTGAATTCCAAAATGTCTTTGCAACTATGTACCAAAATGTAAAGGCTGACCCTGACCTAGTTCTTCTAAATGGTAATGACCGTAAGCAACTCTCTGATGCAATCAAGAGCGGCTCAACTGCTAACTACCGTTTGACAATCCAAGAGCCAGGAAAAGACGGAGTAACCTACGGTTCCATCGTCACAGGCCTACAGAATGAAGTAACAGGTAAGGCAGTGGACTCTAATGGTTCACCCATGGTTGAACCAGGGTGTAGCCCCAGTCCTATCCTTCACCTCTGCCAATTCCTGATACTGAGGTATCAGATGTATGGGCAAACTTCATGGTTCAGGATTACATGGGTATTCAGTGGCCAGTCGTACAGTTCTCATACGACTTCTCCACATACTTCCGTGGAACCTTCTTCTGCACCGCTCCTGCATGGAATGGTGTAGTAAATGGAATCATTCCTGCATAACAACTAAATAGTTAGGAGAGGGCGCGGCATATTTGAAAAGTCGCGCTCTCTTAATATAGGAGGCAAAAATGGGAAGATTTGTAGCACCTGATAGGGGCGTAAGAGAAACCGTTATTGGCGGTAAAGAATACAGACCCGATAAATCAGGTTTATACAATGTAGAAAGTAAGGCTCACGCAGTAAGCAATGAAGCGTGAAGGTTTTTTTGAAGCATCGTTAAATCCTTATTCTCATGGCGACAGGCAAAGAGGATTTACTTGCGTACAATGTGGGTTTGATGGTTGGTTCCGCAAATGTGGGCGTTGTGGACATGAAGCCACCGACACACAGCGAGATGGAGAATAGCAATGACAGTGGGCGTAACCTCTCAAACAGGTTTTAACGAGCAACCATATATCACGGTAGCAGAGTACAAAAACGCCCCGACATCGCTTGATTACAACAACTTAGTTGTAGGCGGAAACGCAAACGCACAAGACGCAGAATTAGCCCGCGTAATCTTACGCGCCACCTCATATCTAAATGAGTATCTCAATCAGGATTTGCACGCTAACCCAATCACTGAAACTCAGCGAGTACGCATGAGCGGTGAGGGTTACATATTTTTACACCCAAATAAAAATCCAATCATTTCCTTATCAAATTTTCAATGGGGAACAAGCCCTAATAACTTACAGACACTGAACGACCCTTCTCAGTGCTGGTTTGAATCACAACAAATAGTTATTCCGTTGAGCCAAATCAACACAACCTACACATCACAAGGCCCGCTTGCATTTGGCTCCTACGGTCCTCGCACGCCCTTATTCACCAAGTACACCTACATTGCTGGATATGTAAACACGGTCTGCACAGGGGCCTTGGGAGCCTCTACATTGACCGTAGTGAACCCTTCAGGCATATTGGCAGGGGAAACCTACAGAATCATTGATGGGGCTAGTGCTGAGTCTGTAACCGTTGCTAATAATTATGTTTATGGCTCAACAACAGTTCCGCTAACTGCACCTCTCGCCTTTGGCCACACAGGTGCAGGATTTAGCAACATGCCTTTTGCAATCAAAGAAGCAACGATTCTTATGACTAGCGCATTTATCAAACAGCGCGGCGATGCTTCTATGACCATGAATCTAACTACACAACCAACCGTAAACATTGGCAACAATCAACGCTATGCGGGGTGAGGTTAATTTGGCGCTTGATATGGTCAATCTCTATCGCAGGATTCGCTAATGGGAGGCCGCGTAGGGGTACGGGAAACGCTGTCAAAGTTCATCAGCAATCCCCCGATAGAAAATCTCAATCAAGTCTTTACGGCATTTCCAAAGCGCATCAATTTTCAGATAAACGCATTACCTGGACAAATGACCCGTTCTGCTTGCGTGGTACATATTGCGCAAGAAAGAGAAAACCGCCTAGCAATCGGAGGCGCACACAATGGTTGGAAGCGTGTTGATTACACCGTAATTCTTCAACTATATGTACATTCACTGCACCCTGAATCACAAGATGCAATGAATGATTTTGATATTCTCATAGACAACATCAAAGAACGGTTACGCAGTGACCATAATTTTGGTGATGCTACGGGAGTTCTAGTTTGGCAAGGTGCTGAACCCGTCATTATTGGTCGCTATGGGGAACCCGGCACTAACAAAGAAGGCGCTACAGACATCTTTGCTGAGTTAGAATTTGAGGTGACAGAGATGATTCAAGCATAAGGAGCATGAATGAAACTCACATACAAAGGACATGAGGAACGCGTGTTTCCCGCGCTTGGAGTCGTCAAACCAGGCGATATTGTTGATGCGCCTGAAGGTTTTAGCCACCCTGATTTTGTTGCAGGTGGCGCGGCAAAACCAGTAGCACCAACACCAACAACAACCCCGTCTGCCGCGTCAGACAAGAAATCAGGAGAGTGAATAAATGGCATTACAAGCATCGGTACGCTCTTACCTTGGTATTGCTAAAGAAGTTACCAAAGGTACACCAGTAGCGGCAACGGATTTTATCCCAGTCGCTAAAGACGCACTAAAACCACAAGACATTATTGACCCGCTCTATGACCAAAGGGCTACGCGGTTCCAATGTTTTTGAATTACAACCAGATTCAAGGTCGCACAGCGCTCAACATTTGATTTTGGCGGCGCAGTATTCGCTGACACAGTTGGATACGCAATCGCAGGTCTTTTGGGTTCTGTTGCTACAACAGGCGCAAGCGCACCTTACACCCACACAATTATCATTGCTTAACAGCACAACATAGTGGTGCAGACGCACAGCCAATCTCTTACACACTTACAGACTTCTATGCGCTGTAAATGTCCGTCAGTATCCTGGTTGTCAGTTCTCCGATTTTCATTGCGTTTCAACGCAGATGGAATGTTGGAGTATGACGCAAAATCAACAGGTTGGGAATCTGTAACAACATCTGACCCAACACCATCATTCAGCACAGTTCTACCAACACCAGTTTGGCGTGGCGCTGTAAGCATTGGTGGTTCAACTGTTGCCAACCGCAATGACAGGCAACATTGACATGACCGCGCCCTGTAACACCTAGTGTACGGAATCAGCAACAACTCAGAATCCTTACCAATGTGTTCCTTGGACCTTTGGAAGTAACTGGAAAGATTACATTTCCTAATGGAAGCAGATACAGAATTAACACGCTTCCTGAACAAATACACAGCCTGCCATTGTCTCTTAACTGGAACTACGGAACAGGCGCATCAGAACTACAACTACAAGCAACAATCACCAAGGGTGCTTACACAGCCGCACGTGATTGAGCGTGGAGAAGATTTTGTTCAGGTCACTATTGATTTGAATGGTCAATCCAACACAACTGATGCAGGTTCAACCGCTGGATTCTCACCAATCAAGTGGGTATTGAAGAACGCAAAGGCTTCAGCGAACCTACGCGTAACAAAGGCTCAGAACAGGGGTCGATTTGGTTGATAACGGTACGCCTTCCCCGCTATCCGCGCTCCGGTTCCTCTAGTAAGATAGGCAGGAAGGCACAAACAACGGAGGCAATATGTCTAAAAAGTAACACTTCCATCAGGCGCAACAGTCACGCTAAAAGATGCTTCAAAGATTCGCTACGGCGATAG